AGCATTAGATACGTGGAAGTATTCTAAGTCATCAAAAATTGCAGAAACCTCAGATGAAACAACAATCCAGTTAGCACCACCTCTCAAAGTAGATTTGTGGATTTGTGCTGACAATTGGTTGATTGCAGTAATCAAAGTTTGATTCCAGTCTTTTTGAGTGTAAGAAGTTGTTAAGTTCAATCTTCTCCATCCGTTGTAGTCCCAACGTAAGTCCCAAGCAGCACCTTTACGTAAGTCACGTAAAATTTCACGGTCAATTTCTGCAGCAACTTGTTCTGACAATAATGCTGTTAATTCAGCTTCAGCGTCAATATTATGGAATGCAGCAACGTCTTGTGCCAATTCTGGAGACCATTGTGCTCTCAATTTTCTTTCAGTTACAGAAACAGTTACTGATTCTAAATCAAAAGAAACTTCACCAATTTGGTCTTCAAATTCCAAGTTTTTATATCTTCTAAATACAGCTGTGAATGAATCACCAGATGCAATAGCATCAATTGTTGTACCGGTGTAACCATCTAATGAGTCAGCACCACAATCAAAACATGCTGGGCAAGAAAGATCAACTTCTAAATAGATACAACCAGTTGCATCACAGATATCGTAATATGAACCACCATTTCCTGTTGAAGGGAATGAAGTTTGTGTTCTTTCACCATATTTAACAATACCTTTACCATATTGTTGTGTAACAACTCTAAATAGTAATGGTGTTCCAGCAGGAACTTTACAAGGTGAATCAGCGTTAACCACTAAACCACTATCTGCAATAATTTTAAGATCTGACAAGAAAGTTTCAGTATCCATTTCATTACCATCAGGACCGATTAATTTACCAGCACCAGAATTTGCAAAACCACATAAAGAAACAATAACTTTTCTTGTGTTACCTGTGTAACCAGAGAAATTATTACCAGCGTTAACTAATTCACTACCTGACCAACGTTGTACAGTAGTACCTTCTGTTACAGCTGTCCATTGACCTTTTGAATAGTCAAACAATCCTGGAGGATCCAAACCAGCCTCACCACCTTCATAAAATAAATCATAAAGATTTTTAGCGTACGGTGTGCCTTGAGATGAACCTGGGTAACCAGCGTCTTTCTCAGTAGCGTTAGAGTTTGGTGCTCCATATGGTGCGAAATGTTCACCACCATTAGCAGTTAAATTGTTATATCCTTGGATACGAGGTACAAAGAAAAACAATTTACCAATTGGTAAGTTCATTGCTTGTACTGATACGATGTCATTCGCTAACAATTTAGAGAAAACTCGTCTTACGATAGGGAATACAACTGTTTCAAAAGCTCCGTTAGAACCTTCACCTGTTGCTTCGTTAATCAAGAAAGACGCTTGGTTTTCATACAACTGCGCTACATTTTCTTTTAGGTGACCTTTAAGGCCTTCTAGGAATCCTAATTTATCCCATTTGTTAATTGTATCTTCTTTGATAACTTTAAGGTGTTTTAAACCGATGTTACCAACAAGACCTGATTCTAATAATGCTCCCATTTTATTTTTTTTTTAGTTTTATTTTTGGTTTATTATACAAATAAATACTTCTATTTGTTAAAAAGTTTATTTTATTTTTGACATTAAGTCTTTCATTCTCAAAAATTGAGGATTTTCATATGTTTTTGACTCAATTAAATTAACAGCGGATCCAGATGAAACTGTTTTATTTACTGTTCTGTTAATTGATTCATTAATTGAAGTACTCTCATTTATTGAACTAGATGATATTTCATCTTTAATAATTCTGTAAAGATTTTTTGATTCTTTTAAAGTCTCAACGTTATCAAATCTTCGTAGAATGTTTATTTTTTCTTGTTTTGATGTTGAATGTTCAGTGAACAATCTTGTAGCGTAAGCTAAATTTGAATTAAATACCGCAACTTCGTCTAATTTAGATCTAAATAAATCTAACGCTTTTCTGTATTCTTCATTTTTAGTACGTAACATCTCAACTTCTTCTTTGATTTGTCCTGGTGCCGCCATTAAACCGCGTTTAACTTTTCTATCAACTGACTTTACAAATCTTGACGCTTCTTTTGCTTCAACTTTTTTTGGTTTAACTTTAAATTCACCATCAAGGTTTTCACCATCTTTATATGTGAATTTTGCTTTACCAGTACCGTCAGCCTTTTCTTTTTTACCGCCGAAAGCCTCTTTTCTTTTTTCGTTAAAACCACCTTGTGTGTTTGATTTGAAGTCAACTTTTTTAACTTTACCGACAAGACCTTTAGGTTTGAAGTTTTTAGTTTCTAACATAAATTCATCTTCGTCGTCTAATTCAAATTCCATATCGTCTTCTTCATCTAACTCCATTTCTTCGTCGTCTAATCCAAATTCCATATCGTCTTCTTCATCCAACTCCATTTCTTCATCATCCATTTCAATTTCATAAATAGTTTCAAAATCCATTTCATCCTCTTCCTCATCTTCGTCGTTAAGTTTTGAAAAATCAAAATCCATTTCTTCTTCATCTTCGTCGTTAAATTTTGAAAAATCAAAATCCTTGTCCCAATTTTTATCGGCACCACTCAAGAAGTCTTCATCTTCCATTTCAGAAAGTTCATCATCGTGGAACATTTCTTCTAATTCGTCATATTCTAACATATCTGTTACTTCTTCTTCTTCGTTTATTTTAATCATGTATTCATTGTCACCATCATTTAGTGATATTATATTATCGTTTTTTGTAACAACAATACCATCACTATCACTCATAGCTTTAAATACTTTTAGAACTTCTGCGTCCGATGCACCAGTCATATCGATTGTTTCATCATCCATAGAAAATTCATCAACACCCATGTCATCAAGATCAATCATTTCAGTATCATCCATTTCTTCACCATCCATGTCAATATCTTCCATGTCTTCGTCATCCATTTCAGTGTCATCAATCACTGTTTCTTCATCATCAACATCAAGTGTTTCTGGTTCTTCAATCTCGTCTTGTTCTTTAAGAGATTCTTTTACTAATGAACTGATTTCTTTCCTCATTGTTGAAGCAAGTATTCCTTCTGCGTTTTTATTGATTGCTTCTTCCACATTTTTAATTTGGATTAAAGCATCTTCTACTGTCGATTTTCTATTCATTTATCGTTTTATATTTGTTTATAAATATGTTATGTTTTGAAAAAAATCGTTTTTACACATAAAAAAAGGAGAATATTATAAAATACTCTCCTTTTTTATTAAATAATTTATTTTTTTACAAAAAAAAGACGAGAATTAACCCGTCTTTTTAAAAATTGTTTTATTGATTGTTATTCAATAACCTCATCAATCTTACTTTCTGTTATCGCAGTAATTCGCCAATCAAATGAGTACGTCTCATAGATTTTTGTAATTTTAGCTTCAACATCGGTTGGTGAATACGCCAAGACCAATTTTTCTTCTTTAATTTTCTTTGTTCTACCAGATTCGTTATCAACAGAATCAGACGCGATTTTCGCCACAAAATATTTTTCTCCTTGTTCCATAATTAATTATTTTTTTATAATAATAAATTAATTATTTTTATTTATCAAGGAATGAGGTCAATCTGTTCATTAAATTTTTTGTTTTATCTAAACTATTTGATTCCATTCCAGATAAACGAACATCTCTCATTTTATTTTCTTCATCTAAACTTTCATCAAACTTATGACGATCGTCTTTATTTAAGAATAAATAAGCACCTGGTGTTGATGGTGACGACACTAAGTCAAAACAGATTAACTCAAAGTCATCTTGAACTTCATTTTGTTCACCAACTTTTTTTAAGGATCCTACACCACGAGATGAAATACCTAATGTAACACCTTGTCTTAAATAATTTGCAGCCATATCACCTTTTGTTGAAACAATCCCTCTCTCGTGAAAACCAGGACTTGTTAATAATTTCAATTTTCCAATTAATATTGGTCCATCCCACCAAATATCGGTAATCATATGTGAAACTCTATCAAGATCAATTAATGATGATTCTGGGTGATTTAGTTCTGATAACGCAGTACCTTTCTCAATTAATTTTTTATAATTATCGGCCTCACGTTTCAATAATTTTTCTGGATAAACACGACCGTTTCTATTGGGTGTGTTATATTTCTGTAGTACAGCGTAAAACTCAAAAGGTTTTGAGTGATCCAAAGTGTTTGTAGATTCCATTATAAATCTATTGTTTTCACTTTTTGGATTTATATAACCAGCATCGTACTCTACAAGAATTCCCTTTCCTATTTCATTTGGTCCTAATATTTTCATTTTAAAATTTTTATATAAATATCAAGGTATTACGGTTTTTACTTTTGTTGGTTTAATATTTCCGTTTTTGGTTAAGTAACATTTGAAATGTTCATTATCTGTTAATACATCGGCGTAAATATCTTTAACGAATTTTTTTATTATTTTTTTTAATTTTGGTGATTTAAAATCAATAGGATCGTTGACGAATAATGTTGTTTCTAAATTTAAAAAGGATTTCTTTTTTAACTGGATACCACTCATTCTTAAATCTAGATCTACAATAAATTTTTCGTCAAATATTGTTTTGTCTATGTTATTATATACTGAATGTTTAAATGACCGATTCATATTTAACACAATACGATTCCAGTTTTCTGTGTCTAGTTTGGGTTCAACCCAAGTTTGTAAATTGATGTAAATTGTTTTTAACTCTTTGGAGTCAACAGTACCGAATTGTACCTTACAACTCCTAAAACCCGTTAATTTTACGTTTTTACCTTTTTTCATAAATGTTCTTCATACTAATTGTTTATTTTACTTAATTTTACATAATTTTTAATTATATATCAAATAAAATAAGAATATGTTGATCATTAATGTTAAGAGGTGTGACTCTCCTTAAATTTTAGACCTCATCCAACACGGTAGTTCAAATACCAGTCATTTAGTGGTGTGATTCCCCTTAAATTATAGGTCTCATTTAACCAAATCTCTGTAAGTTCCTTAATTTCAGTAAGTTTAAGTCCAAATTTATTTTCTAAAACTGACCAAATATCATCATAATTAATAAAAACGTAGTCATTTTTTCTATCGTAAATCATTAAATTATGACCTTTTTTATAACGATATAACATAAAGGAAGGGTTTTCTTCACTCTGAACAACATCCAAATCATTAAATAAGTTTAAGAAATCCATCGGTTCTTTAATACCAAAAATTTTAAATAAATTATCCAAGGATCTAACAACTCTTACGGTTGATTCAAAATCAACCTTTTTGATTAAACCCTTTAATTTTTCTTTTAAAGAAATATTTTCTTTAATTAACTTGTATTGATTTTCGGTTATTATTATTTTCATAAATTATAAATCTTTATCTAATTCTCGTAGTTTTAGATATGTTATTTTATCAAAATTTTCTGATTGTATTTTTTCTGTCGTCTCAACAATCTTAGTGATAATTTCCGAATCTGTCTCATTAACCTTTAATTCTGTTAATTTTTCAAGAACATTTTCTTTTAAAATCTCGTATTTTAGTTGTAACTTATCATCAGTTTCTTTTAGAATATTTTTAACTTTTAATTGATCAGATTCATTTAATGTTTTTAAGTAATCACTAATTGTTTTATTTGCAACATTAACCAAGTCGTTTAATGGTAATTCGTGTGACTCAACTAAATTTTTCGGTGATTGTTGTAATGACTCAATAACACTATGTTTAGATTTAATTTTTTCTTCTAAAAGTGTGATATTATCTGAAAATAGATTATCAATATCTGAATAATTATTAGTTACTACAACTGGTTTTAACCACTCGTTTAACTCAAGCCAATTTTCTTTTGTTACATTATTTATTGTGTTTTCATATATAACAACACTCTCATTGGTATAGTTTTCTGCTAGAGACTTATCTAAACCTTTATTTTGAGATAACTCATCGTATAAATAATATATTTTTTTTAAGTTTTTATTTTTAAGTATTAACTCCTCAAAAACAAAAAGTTGATCTTTAAATTTATTATTTGAATAACTTTCAACAAATAATTTTTCAATTTTACTTTTAATTATACCGAATTTCATTTTAAATAGTTTTAATATAAATATCAACCATTTAGTAATTTATCCAATTCTTTTTCAATTAACCCCAACGAATTACGTCCTTTAGATAAATCAATAAAATCATCAGCCTCTAAATCATTACTCTCAACTAATATATTATAATTTGATTTCTCAACACTATCCATCAAAGGTGCTTCACCCCCACTTGGTGGTGGTGGTGGTATATCACCCATTCCTCCTCCTTCTGCAGGTGGTGGAGGTGGCATTCCTCCTTCTGCTGGTGGTGCTGTTGTGGTATCACCACTTGCTGTTTTGTATAATTTGTCAACAATATCAAACATACCAGTGTGTGTTATAATTGTCGGTGTATTTGTTAATTCCGCAGCAACAGCTCTCTCCAATCTAATTTGTTGAATTTCAAGTTTAATATCTTCATCAGAGAATCCAAAGATATGTTTTTTAGCCCAGGTTGCTGATGTTGGTTGTAATGTATTTGGTATTTCACTAACTAAATCTTTATATAATAATACTTTTTCTTTCCAAACTGAAACCATTAATAAATCGGCTTGTTTTGAAGGGTTTGTTAATCCTAACGTAAAGTTATTTAACTCATCCTCAAAACCTAATATAAATAAATGGATAATTGCAATTTTATTTAATTCGGCAATCATACTTTTTTGAATCTTATTGATTGTTCGTGCGAACCTAATATCCATTAAAGACAAATTGTCGCCACTACCAACAGGTTCCTCAAATCCTAAAAATGCTTTTGGTATTCTTAATGCTGTTAGTAGTTTCTTTTGTATGTACTCAATATCCGCAATTTCTGATAGGTTTTGAGCACCAGGTAATGTCTCAATTGGCATTGTTTGTCCTGGATCTCGTACTGGGATAAAATAATCTTGATCAACCGCCATTTGATTGTATCTCATATCCACATTTCCTGTTTTACTATCAACAACTTGGTCTCGTTTGAATTTATTCGCAACACGTTGTACGTAAGGTTCAACGTCCTTATCATCCATATTTCCAACAAATACTTTAAATACTCTTCGTTCTGGTGCTCGTGACGTTCTGTAAATTAACATAGCGTCTTCCGCTAGTACTAACTGTTTCCAAACACGACGTGCTTTCTCTAACATTGATGTACCATAAGGTAATTTTCTATCATCACCAAGTAGTCTAAAATGTGCCATTTCCCACGTATTAAACTCCATATCTTTGGTTTTCCAGACAAACCTTAACCCTTTACTGTTTACATCGGATGGGGTGGGGGAACTAACAACAGCATTCATTGTTCTTACCGACATACCTCTTTCTAATCGTTCAATTTCAATATTAGGTAGTTGTAAACAACCAGTAATCCCTTTTTCTTCGTCTAATTTTAGGTATACGAAATTATCGCCATACTTACAGTTGGACAAAAACACACCTGATTCTCTAGAGTATTCACCATTTAAGTTAAAACCACAAACCGGAAAATTATGTCTATCGTGTTCTCCATTTGGACCAACTGCTTCTAAACAATAAACATCTGACGTTTCGTTTAGTTTAACAACTGAAACAACTTTGTGATTAATAATTTTTACTTTAGTTTTTCCCTCAAAGATTGACCTCGCTTTAATATATTTTTTATCTAAAATAATTTCTGGTTTAATATTGGAAACAAAATCAAAATAATTTTTATTTGTTTTTCTTAAAATGACTTTTTTTAAGGTTGTCGCATTAATTGATTTTGTAATATCTTTATTTAATGTATAGTTTTGTTTAAATAGTTTGATAAACTCACTATCAGATTTAAGAATATTTGATAATTCGTATATACCAATATAAGTTTCACTGTTTTTAATTACTGTGGAAATATAGGACAAACAATTATCATTTATTTCAATCGTCATCCCCTTTTTTGTTTTTTCTATAAAATTATTATCTCTCCAGTTATTTAACATTTTATTTGAACGAATTATATTGTGTTCAGTATGTAATTCACTATTGTTATATTTCTCAAAATATTTATTATAGATACCAGTCATTTCTTTGGATAATCTTTGTTTCCGTTTCTCAGAACGCAAATATCTATCAATACCATCCATTCTTTTCTTAACAACTTCTGGTGAACCTAAAATCTTAATAAAATGTTCCGAGTGTAGTTTAAAATGATCCGAATGTTTCATTCTATCCAAATTTTTTGGATGATTATTTAGTTTATTGAAATCAACGTGATGTGTGTCAAATTGTTCACCAATTGTTTTTTCATTATCTAAATCTCTCACACATATATGTGAAACCATCGTATGTGTAAATTTATATTTTCCTGTACTTGGGTTAAATACCTTTTCATACCCAGCAATTCGGTCTTTTTTCTTTTCACTTTTTTTAGTATAAAACGGCATTAAAGATTGACCTTTGGTTAACTTATCGGCTCGTTTAAATGATCCGTCTCTAAGCATATATTCGTGATCTGGTGTTGTATCAATGTATGTACCATCATCCAGAGTAACTCTATAGAGTTCACTATTTTTCCTAGTTAAATCACACCATATAATTTTACTAGGTACAATTACTTTCGTTCCATCTTGTATTGAATAAGACCAAACATCCTCACCATTCTTAACCCTATCACTTAATTCTTTTATCGTTACTTCTGTACCATCTAATAATGGTATCATACAATTCTCTCTAATTGGTGTGTTTCTAATCCACATTGGTAGATTGATATTAATATCTAAAATGTTATTAAATAAATCGGCCAAAATTGATTTAATTCTTTTTGACTCTGAATATATTTGTAAAACATAACCATCTTGATTAGGGGTTGTTGATTCTTCTGAATAGATATCTAATGCCGTTGATATTTCCGGCATAAATTCCATCGATTCGTAATCATAAAAAGCGGCAATTCGGTTTGGTTCATAATATACCGCTTGGGCGTATAAGTTGTTTTCTATTTTTTGCCATTGATTACTTAAAAATAAACTTTGTTGATATTCTAATTTTTCTTTATCGTATTGTGCTTTATCTGTTGTTTTTAATAAAACATTTTTATCCAATGTTACTGACGCTTGATCCATACCCAAAAGAGAGTTTGGTCCAAATGTTTTGGATAGTTTTTGCCATATCGTTAGATTTTGTTTTTCCATATTATAAGTTTAATAATAATTTTTTATTAATAAATATTTGAAACATTAGAATAAATAAAAACCGAAGGGTTATTCACATCTTTCGGTTTTTGTTGTTTTATAGTTAAATTTAATGTTTTATGGTTAAAATTATATACTAAATTTTCTTATTGCACGCACATAGTAGGTGCGGCTCTTATCGGAACCGATGCCGTTGCTGGCACTCCCAAAGCCGAAGTAGAAGATCCACGCGCGGTTGAAGTCGGCCTCCGTACTACTCCAATAAGTATTATAACCAATTTGAGTAGCACCAGCTATAGTACTAGCACTTGAATTACCTGATAAAGTTCTATTTACATTAAATCTGTTTTGCCAAAGTAAACTTAATTCATCAATAGCTGGTAGATACCAGTCGTTTTTGTAGTTAACAGGCGAAACCTCAAATGCTTCAAATGGACTACCTTCTTCTAGTGTGTAAGCACCAAAAGGGCAAGGGGTATCCTCTGAAAGGTATGGAAAAACAGAAGAGTATTCTAACTGCCATTCCTCATCTGTTTCATTAACTGCGCCCCATCCTAAAATTTCTCCAAGTTCTGGAATCAAATAATATGGCTTACCATGTAATTCACCACTACTCTCCACCTCCACCGTTACAGGCTCTGGTGCGGTTGTTATTAAATTATCAATTACATTATAATCACCCCCAATTATCCAATTATTAAAAATCGGAAATTCTGTATCACTTGTGTTATAATATAAAGAATATAATGTTCCTACATTAATTTCAAAAAACCAATCTACACTGTCATAAACTAAATCTACGTAAAGTCCTTCTGTTGAAATGTTATAATGATTTTTACCTTCTTCTATTCCTACTTTTGGTACATCATAATTGTAAGTTTGACCTTCAAATACAAAAGAAACGTGTATATAAGAATTACCATTTAATTGATAAGTGACTGAAATTGTGTTGCAACCACCATTAACATATTCCAAACACAATTGTGCGGCACTTTCTGCATGTCCAGTTTGACCAGTTATTGTTAAACTATTTTCTAAACCATTCCAAGTACTATCAGCACCAGCCAATTGGTTGGTTATATTACTCCAAACAGATAAGACTGGTGCAACACTGAACGATTCAAAGATGCTTTCTTCTTCAATTGCGTAAGTTCCGAAAGGGCAGGGGTTGTCGGATGAAAGTCTGCCTTCACTCTGAAGTTTCCAATAACCTAAAACATTCCATTCTAAGGTATAAGTTTCTCCGCTAATTTCTATTTCATAATAAGGTTTTCCCTCAAATTCCCCACTACTTTCCACCTCCACCGTAACAGGCTCTCCACCTTCTAAAGTGTAAGTAACACTAATTGTATCGCAATCTAAGCCAGCTTGGTCATCAATTGAAACAACCAAATAGTTTTCATTTATACCATCTTTATAACTATGAAATATTACACCCCCCTCTTCTTCAACATATTGACCAATTTGATATGTAAACCCATCAGTTGGTGCGGTTAATTCAATATTTCCATTAGCATCAGAGGTTAAAATATAACCATCAGTCGCACCAGATGTTATTTGAAGATTTTCAACAACCAATTTATGATTTATTAAATCAACAGTTACACCACTTGTTGAACCGAAATAAACATTTCCTTCATCATTTGGATTAATGTGTAATGGCGAACAAGAATGAACATTTGACACATATATATCACTAATACATTCACCAGATGTGTTTCCAGTGAATGATGTTGTTCCAGTTACAACTTCACCACTTGAATCCAATCCCAAGTTAATAACTGGTGAACCTGAACCAATTGTGGTCAAATTCAATGTCCCCCCACTTATTGCAAAATCACCTTGAAACGTTCTTGTCCCACCAGTTGCTTCGGCAATAGTTTCTTTTAATTCTATTTTATTTGTATCTAAATTTAATGTAATTGTTTGTTCATCGGCCTCAGCAAGTCCAGCAATTTCATTATTTAAATCTTCAGTTAATCCACTAACTTCAAAATTACTACCCGTATTATAATCAAAAATAATCGTACCACCAGTTACATATGTACCACCAGTTACGTAAGTATCAGTAACTCCAGAGTTAACATAAGTCTTTATCTGGTCTATTGTTATTTTATTGGTATCATCAGTATTAATATTAATAATTGGTAATACATCATTAGAAGAAATAGAACTAAATTGTATTAAATCTAAATCGGTTATTCTTTTATCCATAATAGTTAGTTTTATTTATAAATACTCTAAATAGTTATTATTAACAAAAGACTAAGTTATCCCCATTTTGAGTTATTAAATTTTCAAATTGTTGTGTAACAAGGTTACAGGTACTTATTGTTGTCGTTGTGGTTGTTGTTAATTCCGATTCTTCATTTGAAATATCTATTTTAGATTGTTTTCTTAAATCAGGTGTATATTTTATAACAGTAAAAATTGGTTGACCATCAACTATTAATCGTGAACCGCCAATTGTTCTACCTGACTTTTTTCTTCTATTTAAACCCATACCTATAAATATTAACGTTTACCAAATAACCAACTATATTCAATATAATCATTTCTTGTTGGGTTATTATGTGTTCCACCAAACCTATCATTCATAACATTTGTATTTGGTATTGCAGGATCAAAATGAATCTGTTTAGATAAATTATTATTGTCAGCAACAGTCCAAGATTCAATCATTATTTTTGTTTTTTCTGTTACTTTTTCTAATTTTTGGAATGCGGATTCACCAACGTAAATCGCCATTGATATACCCATTATAAGGTCATCGTGTTGCCCTTTTTGATGATCTGGTCTACCATTCACATAGACAAACGTATTCATTTCATTATATAGACGTACACTTTTTATTTTAAACTTATGTCTAACATATTCTTCAAATGCTGCAATAATTTGAACTCGTTTATTGTTAAAATTAATCCCAGGGATTTTATCCACACTAGTTTTATTGACAGCCCAAATATTCATTGAATCAACACCCTCAATATAAAACCCACTATAACCCAATTCTTGCATTTTCCTTACCGTAGTAATACCCATACCACCAGTAATATCCACAACACAAAACGCATTATATATTATTCCCCATTTATATGCTATTTCAGCTAAAGCGTCTGGGGGTATTTTTCCAACATATTCTAAAACTTGTTCTCGTTCATCAAAATCTACAATTTGAATAGATGAGAAATCCTCACTATCACCTCTACTAACGTCTACACCAATAATATACTTATGTCCTGGTACTGGATCTTTCCAAATCCATAATGCGTTACCCATTAATTTAGTTGGTGCGTCTTCAAGTGTGTTTGTTTTTATATAGTCCAATTGTTTTGAATCAAATACGTTATCACCGGATCCTAAAAACTCACAATTTAACTCTTGGTTAATTTTTCGTTTATCATATTTTAATTTTTTAACCATTTTTTCATACCAAGATGAACAAGGTTTGTAACCCTCTTTGAATAATTCCTTAATCTTATCATAATCTCTGTTATATGGATCCGAATCTTCAAAAGATATGTTTTTTGTTTGATCTCTATCGTCTTTATTTAGTAGAAAATCAACGAGATCATCTGTTGGAACTAAATATAAATTTTTAGAGTATCTTGGGTCTTTCCACCAAAACATCTCAGAGATTTTAAAATTATTCATTCCCTTTGTTGCTTGGTTGTATATTTCATAATATATTGCATCATAACCATTTGGTGTTGATACAACAATAACCTTACCCCCTGTAGATAGGGAAGCCATACACGCAGCCCAGAAATCACCATCTGCTTCAATAAAGGCGGCCTCATCAAATACAAGTATTGTTGGTGTATAACCCCTTAACGCATCTCGTGATGTTGCAACGGCTTTAACCTCACAACCATTAGTTAATTTATAGTGTCGTTGTGAATTTTTATCCACGGAAAACCCAGTACCAACCCAACTTGGCCATTGATCAACAAAACCTCTGATTTTATTTGCCATCTCCATTGATGTATCAAGTTTGTTGGCAATAATTAGAATTTTTTCTGGACGTTCTTTTTTTGCGAAAACTAATCTTTTTGACATCCACGCTGCGGTAACTGTTGATACACCAGCCTGACGATATTTTAATGCGATATTTTCTTCGTAATTTTCATAATCATCTAATAATGATATTTGATCTGGAAATAGTTCTAATGGTACATATTTTGAAACCGTATTATCGTATGTTTGTAAATATGTCCTTAATGCGTATGGTGTATCTTTCATACACTTAACATACTCTAACATTAATTGTTCTTTTGTTAATCCCATAAAGATTTTTTATATAAATACAAAAAAACCCCAAATTATTTTTAAAGTGGGGTTTTTAAATATTGTTTAATAAACTCTTATAGTCCTAGTTGTGATAAAATATCATCATCTTCACCCTCTTCTTCGTTTTCGTCATCCTCTTCTAATTCTTTAACAATCTCATTAACCATTCTTTGTATTTTTTCTCTACCTGCTGGTTTTTCTTCTAATACTTCTCTAAATAACTCAAAGAAATCATCTGCTTTCATAGCACTAATTCGCATAAATAAGTAATGTTGAATGTATTTCATATCTTCCTCACTTAATATCTCTATTGGATATGATTTTTGTAACAACTCCCAAAATACTGGACCTAATTTTAAATCCCATGCTTCTGCAGGTACTGTATCTTGTGACCCCATAATCATTTCTGCTTGTCTTGGGTCGTCTGGTAAACCGTGTGTACCAAAAACCTCGTAAACACCCTTAATTAATTCGTGTACTAATGTTGGAAAATTTATACCTCTAGCAATAACGGTTGGGGGATCTGTTTCATTATTAATTTCAGAAGTTCCGGCCTCACTACCACCACTACCAGACATTGCTTCAATAGTTTCTTCTGGATACAACCAATATAAATGATCAATAATCGCAGTTGTAACAGTATATAATTCAATTAAATCTGGGTCAATTTCATTTAACTTCTCAGAAACTAAGTGATACATATACTGACCTTTTTTTGCGGCACCACCAATTAAAGAATTAATTAAACGTCGTTTTGACTTTTCTTTATCAAAAGTATCCATAGCGTCAAGAAAAGCCTCAATATCGTTTTCGTGATTTGCAGCATCTTTGAATAAATCTGTCATTTCCTCTCTTGATGGTTCTTCACTTTGTCTTCTCATTTTTTCAGCAGATTCACTTTGACCTAAACCAATAAGTTTAGCATCAAATTGTAACGCACCTTTAGGTATTGATAATTCTTTAGTGACTAAAGCGACCGCTAATTTCTCAAGTGTTTGTTTATTATCACGCTCAATACGCATACTTTGACTTAATGCTGATTGAACCAACATTAATAGGTTGGTTAACGGATTACCAGTTGTTAAAGATGCTGTTGACCCCACTGATGTTGTTAATGCAGATCTTAATTTTGTAACAGTATCTTTAAATCGTTTGGATGAAACTAACTCAATAAAATCTCTACTCATCTTCGGCATTGCTGGATGGTTAGAGTATGGTGTCTCTTTACCTAAAATTTTTCTTTCAATACTTGGATCCATTCTTTCAGGGCCATCATAATCAATTGGCGCTTCGTTAATAATTTTATTAACAATTCTGTCTAATTCTTTTTCTGTTAAATTTCCCATTTTATTTATTTTAAGTTAACACCAAGTTTATTCCACGTCAAAAAGTTCGGTAAAGAACCTTTTCCTGCTTTTGGTGCTGGATTGTGTTTTGGTTGGAATGGGTTTTTTCTACCCTTATCTTTTTCTTTTGTATCAGTATCTGTGTCCGTATCTGGTTTTGTTGGTGCTGTTGTTTGTTCTTTAAACTCTCTTTTAGCCTTTGGTTTTGGTCTATGTTTTGGTTGGAAAGGGTTTTTTCTGTCTTTATCTTTATCCTTTTCTTTCGTATCTGTGTCCGTATCTGGTTTTGTTGGTGCAACTTCCGTGTTATTACCCATAGATTTTTTCATAGTTTTCATTTCTTTACCTTCTTCTTTTGAAAACATAGTATTTTTTTTTGGGTTTGACAACATAATACCATCAGTATCTTTTGTTTTTTCATTAATTGTTTTTAAAATATCACCCTTAGTCATTGAAGGGTTAATATGTTTTTGTAGCATTTCAACAATAGAATCCTCTAAAAAGTCTTCATAATCTTCATTTTTTTCTGAGTGTTTTTTTTCTGGCATTTTCTCGTACTGTTTTTTTGTTGTACTATCAGAAAATTCTTTTGCCATTTTACACCACTTTTCTTTTGTTTTACCAGAACTATTTTTACATTTAGACCAGAACAACCCTTGTTGTGCTTTTGATTCAAATTTTTCAGAGAGTTCAGTTTCCTGCATTGGCGTGGCAGTTGTTTTACCTCCAGTTGTGTCAATTTCAACACCATTAACCATTGTTTTTGAATTTGGGTTAACAACATATTTAGTTGTTGTTATTGTTTGTGGTGTTGTGTTTTGAGGAGTTGCTTGTTCACTAAGAGTAAACCTTTTTACCAAAACTTTAATTTGATTCTCGTTCATTTTTGAAATCGTATTGACACGAATTCCGTTCTCCAATAATACTTTAATTTGATCTTTAGTTTTCATATATTGTTTTTTTTTCAAATTCTAGAATTATGTCTCTAGCATACAATTTATCTTTAACGTTTTGTTCGGTTTCACCAAAATGAAAAACAAGTCGTTTAACAATTGAGAAATCGGTATCGTTGGTTTCTTTTTCCCAACCTAAACAAATAACACCATCCATTGAATCTATAATTGAAAAAATATCCGATTCTTGAATTAAGTCTAATTTAATTTTATTATTTTGTAATACACCAACTTTTTTAATATACTCAACATCAGGTGGTGATGGGTAACCATTCGCAGGTTTTGACTCCCAATTTTCACCCCAAACATCGGTGTTATCTGAAAAGATAAATTCATATATGTTATCACCCTTATAGTTTGGGCCTAAAGCATTGATATAAATTAAATTATTCATATAAATTTACCGTTACTTGTAATATAGTATTTTTTATCTTTATTTTTAAATATTAAATTACCAGTTTTTGATTTACCCATTATTTTTGAATTTGGATAATTCTCAATTAATTTAAACGCAGCACGTTCCTGGTTAACACTTTCTGATAATTGTTTAATGTATTTTTTATTTTTTGCTTGATTATAAAGTAATTTTTTTCTAGTTTCTTCTTCTTTTACTAACATTTCATTTTCATCTATTTTAAAATAGTTAGAAATAATCTGATCTACTGTTGATTCACCGAAAGTTCCGTGTGTCAGATGTTTATGTCTATTTAACATTGCACCGTGTCTTGGGTATTCATCCATATCTTCACCAAGTTCAGATGTTGGTTCTGGTGCTAATGGTGGTTCTGGTGTTACATCCATATCGGGTTCCATCATTTCATCGTCCATTGGTACATCCATATCTTCACCATCATTAAAATCTTCGTCGTCTTCGGTATCATCACCTTCTAATCTGTCAATTATTTGGTCAACATCGTCGTCATCTAATACATCTAAATCTAATGAAGATAAAATTGAATTTATGATATATTTTGTATCATCTGAACTCATTTCATCTTCTTGTGTATATTTTCTAATTTTTTGGGTTAAACGACCTGTTAATTTTTGAATTGTTTTAAAACTAACCTCTTCACCTTTTTTATCCGATTCATCATCCATTGGAATATCATCCATATCTTCTTCATCACCCATCATATCTTCTTCATCACCCATCATATCTTCTTCATTACCCATTTCTGGTTGAGGTTCAACTGGTTGAGGTGCGGGAACTGGCGCCGGCGCTGGTTGTTGAGGTTCAGTAGGTTGAGGTGCAGGAACTGGTGCAGGAACTTGTTCGTCTAGTTCCAAATCAAGACCTTCGTTAGTTTCTTTTTTAGTTGGTAGTTTTAATGTATATTTTTTTTTTACATCGTCACCTTCAAATAATGAGATTCCAGTTTTATTACCAACCAACGTATTAACCTCCTTAATCATTAAGTTTAAACGTTTTAGTGCTTGTGAATATGAATTATAGTATTTTCGTTCCGTAATAGAACCTAAATAATCTGTTTCACTTTCGTTTAATGATTTTTTTATAATATAACCCAATTTTTCTTTAACAATTGTGTATACATTACCATCAGCAAACGTTACCGAATACTCATCCTTACCAGTTTCATTCAATGGTTGTGGAATATTTTCGTTATATCGGGCAATCTCCATAATTCTACGGATTTTATCCATTCCTTGTAATTTCTCACTTCCAATAGGTTTTAGTCCTCCCATAATATTTTGTTTTGAATAAATTATTTTTTATTAATAAATATAACAATATTCACTATTATTTTATTTTTTAATAAATTATTGGTTCATCGATAATTTCTTATCAAGAATTTTTGTTGTTAGATCGTGAAGTTTTTCAATGTACCCATTTCTTCGTAATATTTTAAACACCAAATTTTCTGTTGAGTATTCACCATCACCCTCAAGACCTCTAGTTCTAAATTTCTTTAGTTTATCTTTATATTTTGTAATTAAATTTTTGATCGTATCAATATCTTCATCATCATCTATTGTATCAATAAGTTCATCAATCATTTTCATCCATTGACTTGATTTATTTTTGATTAATTCTTTATCTATAACAACATTTTCTTTTTTTGGTATATTTGCCCATTCATCAAATAAAACAGAATAAACACCACTACTAAAATGAGTTTCAGATTCATTTTGAACATATAACTCAACCTCATAATTTTTTATTGTGATATCGTGTTTTTGATTAAACAACATTTTCTTTAAATTAAAAAGTTTTTCATATAACTCAACTTGATTTTCTGGATATTGTTGGAAATTAGCAACGATATGTAAATCAAAATCTGAATATTTTGACCAATTATAATTTGAAAGGGATCCTGTTAATATTATGTCAGTTATAACTAAATCCACATCTAAAAAATCAATAAACACGTATGCGATCTCAAGTAAACGAGTTCGTATCTCAGGTTTCATTTTTGGTTCATTACCCTCTTCCCAAACCTTTTGATTTAGTTCAGATTGGGGTTCAAAACTCTTTAATAATTCATTGTCCATTATTAATAAATATAATGAAAACCAATTAACTTACTTTTTTGTATTTAAAAACCTTCGCAATATTTAGATTGAAAAAATTACCTTGTGATTTTGCCGATCTAAATGATGTGTATAATTGGTGGGGTACGTCATCATATTCGTATTTTAAACCATTTTTAAATTCTGTGATTAATTTTTTAGTTTCAGTATCATACTCCGTCCTAATAATATTTGATGATTGAACTTCGTTGATTATTTTCGTACCTTTAATTTCTTCTTTTGTGATTGCCATAATATTCTTTTTTAAATAAATATAATGTTGTAAAAGAAAAAAACCACCCTTTTGAGGTGGTTCTTGATTATTTTAAAGTGTTAATCTTGTCTCTTATCTCTATCGCCCTTTCAAAATCTTGTGTTTTAATACAATTATTAAGTTCATTATTGAGTTCGTTTATTATTTCCACATTTTCCTCAAGATTTTTAATCTTATCTCTCAGAACAACAGCATCCTCAAATTTTTGTTCCTCAACAGCCAAATCTAATTTTTGTTTTAATCGTGATAATTCATCTGATTCATTTTGTCTACTACCTTTGGTTGTAATATATGTAAATGACATACTACCATCCTCTGATAGGTAGGTTTTTTTTTCAAAATTATTAGGGTTTAATAAAAAACTCTTAGATAAAATTTGATTAAATAATTTTTCAAAATCTTCGTTACCAAGCATATTATTATTTTTTTAAGTTTATTTTCTTTTTTATTGACCAATTTTATACCACAATAAAAAACTGACACTTTGTCAGGTTTAATTATAATTGAATATGACAAAGTGTCAACAGTTGACAATAACATTTAATATTACTAACATTAGATAAAACTTTTAAATATGGCAATAGAATTCGCAGATGAAAATGAAAAAAACAAAAAGAAAGAAACTAATTCTGGAACACCAGTTTTAGATAATTTCAGTAAAGATTTAATTAAGTTAGCCGAACAAGGTAAATTAGACCCTGTTATTGGTAGAGAACAAGAAATACTACGTATTGCACAAATTTTATCCAGAAGAAAAAAGAATAATCCTATTATAATCGGCGAACCTGGATGTGTTTTAGAGGATACTTGGATTGAAGTTGAAAAAATTTCTGATGTTAATACACATAATATTGAAACAATGTGATATTTATTATTAGGGTTTGGTATATCCCAAGTCCTGTTATACTATGTTAATTAAGAAAAGAAGTGTGGTAATTGCGGATATTTTAACCGTTAATGATTTTGAAAAGTTCATCATTGATTTAAATTTATATAAATTTTTTATTAAATTTAATTCTATAGATAAACCTAAGATTGAAGATCTAATTAGTAAGACACCAACAATAGGTATTAAAAAAGTTAAACCGATATTAAAAAGTATCTTAAACTACCCTAATTCAATATATAATAAAGATTTTTTACTTTCTATGGGTTGGGAACTTAATGATATTGAGAAATTTATAAGTGATAAACAAAAAAAGAACAGTCAGGTATTGGTTAATGAGAAACGAAATAACCCGGAAAAATTTAAAAATAGTTACACAAATAGGATTGAGTATTGGTTAAATAAAGGTTATTCTGATGTTGACGCTAGTCAAAAACTAAAAGACAGGCAAAGTACTTTTAGTTTTTCTAAATGTATTGAAAAATACGGTGAAGATATTGGTAAAGAGATGTTTAATAAAAGACAACAAAAATGGATAACAACTTTAAAATCTAAAGAAACTTATGGTGAAATACAAAAAACTAAAAATATATTTAAGTATGATATTAAAGATAAAGAAACTTTATTCAAATTTGCAAACTACTCAGAAAAAACAATGGGTGTAATAACAAAATGTTCTGGTAAAAGTGATATTAAAGACTTTGTTGATTGTATTATTGTTAATGATGATATAAAAAGGTATTCTGATCTTTTACCATATATAAATAGTAGTGTTATTCATAATGTGTTTAATATCTCACATAGTGAGATTAAAGATATTTTTTATAAAAAAATAGATTTAAATCAAAATAGACAATATTATGGTATTGTCGTCTATCATAATGGTATTAGGTACAAGAGTGTCGGTGAATATAGAATTGCATTATATCTTGAATCAAAAAATATTAACTTTATATACGAGAAAACATACCCAAATAGCAATTTAAAATCAGATTTCTATTTAGTTGATAACGACTTATATATTGAGTACTATGGTTTATTAAATAAAAAAAACTTAGATAAGTTAGACACTACTTTGTCAAAGTATTACGAAAAAGTTAAAATAAAAAACAAATTTTGTATGGATAATGAATTAAATTTAATTTATGATTTTGATTACAAAGAATTAATTACTAAAATAAAAAATTACTATGAAAATTAAAATTAAAGATTTCTTCAACTTAGTTGAAAATGAAGGTGGTACATATAAGGTTAAAACACCTTCTGGGTTTAAATTAATTGGTAACCTATACAAAAAACTAAATAAAAATTGTTATGAAATAAAATTATCAAATGGTTATTCACTTTCTGGTTCTGAAGATCATTTAGTTGAGGTTGCTGAAACGACGTTAAATGAAACTGCCGAGTATGTAAATAACTCGTTTTGGGTTAAATTAAAGAATATAAATATTGGTGATTTTATTTATTGTGATGATAACAATTTATATTCTATTATTGAAAAAACTGACATTGGGGTACATAACACGTATGATTTAGAAGTTTTGGATAATGAAAGAAAATATTTAACGAATAACATTATTTCACATAATTGCGGTAAAACAGCCATTGCCGAAGGTTTAGCAATGATGATTCATAAAGGTGAATGTCCTAAAAATTTAGCAGATAAGAAAATAGTTTCGTTAGATATTAATTCAATTGTTGCCGGTACAAAATATAGAGGTCAGTTTGAAGAACGAATGAAGGTTATTATTGAAGAATTACAAAGTAACCCAAATATTATAATATTCATTGATGAGATACACACAATGGTTGGCGCTGGTAATAGTTCGGGATCTTTGGACGCTTCAAATATCTTTAAACCAGCATTGTCTAGGGGTGAGATTCAGTGTATTGGTGCGACAACATTAGATGAATACAGAAAACACTTTGAGAAAGATGGTGCTTTAGAACGTAGATTCCAAAAAGTTATCGTGGATCCATCAACAAAGGAAGAAACATTCCAGATTTTAAAATTAAGTAAGGATAAATACCAAGAACATCACAAGGTAAATTACACTGACGAAGCGTTATTATTATGTGTTGAATTAGCTGACCGTTATATTACTGATCGTGAATTTCCAGATAAAGCATTTGATATTTTAGATGAGGTTGGTTCAAGAATGCAGATTGATATTAAATTACCAGAACATATTGAACAATTAAAGCAAGATGCAATTGACATTAAACAAGAAAAAGCCGAAGTTATTAAAAAACAAAAATATGAATTGGCGGCAGAACTTCGTGATCGTGAAAAACATATTTTACTTAAATTAGAAGATGAGAAACAAAAGTTTGATGATGATCTTAAAAACAATAAACGTGGTATCCCAGAAGACTTGATATACGAAGTTGTTTCAAATATGACAAAAATACCGATTAGTAAAATTAATATTGATGAAAAAAATTCATTGATTAATTTAGAGGATACATTAAATAGTCGTGTTATTGGTCAAGATGTTGCCGTTAAAAAAATCTCAAAAGCAATTAGAAGAAATAGAGTTGGTATTAAAGACCCAAATAAACCATTAGGTAGTTTCATATTGTTAGGAAGTACTGGTGTTGGTAAGTCATTTTTAGCAAAACAATTAGCGAAAGAACTATTTGGTAGTGAAGATAGTTTAATTAGAATTGATATGTCTGAATATCAAGAAAAACATACAATATCAAGACTAATAGGTTCACCTCCTGGTTATGTTGGTCACGAAGAAGGGGGTCAATTAACAGAACAAGTTAAAAATAAACCATATTCTGTTATTTTATTTGATGAGGTTGAGAAAGCACATAAAGACATATTCTCAACTTTACTACAAGTTCTTGATGATGGTCACTTAACGGATGCTTTAGGTAGAAAAATTAACTTTAAAAATTGTTTAATTATTATGACATCAAATATTGGTGCTAGAAAATTACAAGATTTTGGTTCAGGTGTTGGATTTAAAACAACTAATAATAGCGACACAATCCAAGACGAACTTAGACGAGAAGTTCTGAAAAAAGAAATGAGTAAATTTTTCGCACCTGAATTTTTAAACAGAATTGACGATGTTATTGTTTTTAATCCCTTGAAGAAAGACGATATAAATAAAATTGTTAAACTTGAAGTTGACAAACTTATCAGTCGTCTTCAGAATATGAAATATACCGTAACATATGAAGATTCAGTAATTGAATATATATCAAAAGTTGGTTTTGACGAACAGTATGGTGCTAGACCTATTAAAAGAGCAATCCAAGATAAAATAGAAGATTTGATTTCAGAAAAAATATTAACAAATGAAGTAACAGAAGAAAAAGACTATATGTTATTTGTTAAAGGTGAAGGTGATGATCAAATAATAGAAATAGAAGAGAGGATTACATTAGAACCAAAGAAAAAAGGTGGTAGAAAGAAAAAGGAGGATTAAATCCCCCTTTTTCTTTATTTTAAATTGTTTTTTTAGAAATACCCATTTTAACTAAATCATATTGATTTTTAAATTGACGTATTAATTTGACATATTGAGATTCAAGACCTTTAGGTATTGTAACACAAATCTTTAAATCGTATTTTACGGTTGGGTCAAGAGGATCTGGATCAATTCCACCACCACCGCTATTTTTCGGATATATTGTTCTATCTCTGGTTGTGTTGTCACCAACCTCACCTTTTATTTGTAAGTTTAATTTTTGTGGTACTGAAACCTCAACAGAAACATATTGTTCTTTCATAGCAGCATCGCTATTTTTAGTTGTTTCTTGACCTTCTTTAACAGTACCTGGTATAAGATTTAAACTTTTACTATTAAAAGTTTGTCTAAGATAGTTAATTAGATTATCTCGTCTTCGTGTTGCCAACGCTATGTTGTCATAGTTATCCGATTTACCCACAGCTGACGCACCACCATTTACCGTTACATCAATTTTACCAGTATTTGTTGCTAATAAATTCTTAATTAATTCGGAAATTTCTTTTATTTTTGGGTCGTTAGGATTAATCTTGTCAATACCATTTGAGAATGTGTTTTTCCCACTTGATTTTATTGGTATTGTCATAGGAATACCATTAGGGTATCTTGTTTTTAACCAAGTAATTGAATCCATATCGCCACTACCACCACCTAAAGCCTCAACTATTGGTTTAACATTTCCCAATTCTGATTCTAATAATCTATTAAATTTTTGTTTATAAACGTTAATATTTTTCATATTTATATTTTATAATAAATACTTTAAAGTATAAAAAAATTAATATTTATTATAACCCAATTCCTCAATCATCAATTTACCAACCTTAATACCATTGTAAGTATCATCCACAACAACATATTCGTTTCTTGTGTGGTAATTATAATACCCAATTGAGATGTTGAAGCAAGATAAACCAAAATTTTGATTTAAAGGGAAAATGTCGGTATATGGATGTTTATGGTATTGGGTATCAGCAGGAAAATGTTCAGATAATAAACGACCACCAATATTAAAAAATTCTGAATCACGATTAAACATTGGTTTTCCCATCAAATATTCAGAAATCATATTATTCTCTGGAGCATCAAATTGGATAACATAACCAACATCACCAAAAAATTGGGGATCCGCATTAGACGAACCCTTACAACCAGTTTCTTCTGATACAAAAAATGCTGCTTTAACGTTTGGTAATTCTTTTAAGAGTTCTAAACAACCATAAACACCACACTTATCATCACCACCAATTCCAGTTGGGTTACCATTGTTATTATACGCTTTTAACGACAGTTTAATCTCACCTTGAGCGTTTGGTAACATCTCTTCCATAACGTTGATTGTATCTATGTTATGTACAGTGTCCGTATGTGCAATAACACAAGGGAAGTAGTTAATGTTTTCGTCAGTTTGTTTTGTGGTGTAAATATTACCCATTTGATCAACATAAAAAGGTAATTCGTTTTCTGTTAACCAATTTGTGATAAAATCAATCATCAATCCCTCATTATATGTTTTTGTGGGTACTGATAACACGTCTTTTAATAATTCAAAATTTCTTTCCATATGCAAATATAGGAAATATATTTTGAATTACACTAATAAATTTTGAATTCTTTTTATACTTTCAAATAATTCAGGTTGATATAAGGATAAATTGAGTTCATCAATAGACTTTACACTTCGTTTTTCCATAGACCCTGATGGTGTGTAATATTTAAATTCTAATTCATTTGTTTGGGGATCTAAACCAGTAAAGATAACTTGAATTTTTTTATCTGGAAAATCAATCATTTTTTCAAAACCACCTAACTTTTTAACAGTATAGTATAATTCATTGTATTCGTTAAAATCTGCGTAAGACTCGGAATCTTCATTAATATTATCTAATATTTTTTCTAATTGATATGTAATTTCTTTTTGGAGTCCTTCTTCATCAAAATCATCACAATAATTGTCATAATGTTTATCTGACCAAGAACTAAATGGTGTGTCGATAAATTTTTCAAAAACTAAAGTTAATAATCCTTTTAAATCAACATCATCAGTTTTTACCATACGATATAGTGTTAGTAATATAGCAACCGTGGTTTCAAACTTATAACCGTGAGATACTTCCATAACACCAAACTTTTTAAAAGGGTTTTTTGTTTCATCTTCAATCATTTCACGAAACCCTCTACGTCTACATTCATCATCTCTCTCACCATACTCACCAATAATCAAATCAATTTCATCATCAAAAGCGGTTTTTAAATATTTCGCTAATTCTTGTAGGTCTTCATTATTATTAAAGTCGTATCCCAAGGCTGGGTTAGTTAATTTTATAATCTCATTAACTAATTCACGATTCACTTCATTGAATCTCTGTAAAATATAACCCTCAGTCCACTCTTCTTGTTCATTCCAGGTATCTCTGTCGTGATAATCACTAAAGGCGTCATTCCAACCATGCCGATCGTATTCATCAATACCTAAAATATCTAAAAAATCATCATCTTTATCAAATGTAATTACTACCTTTGATGATGAACCTGGGTTTTTAGCGACAATATCATATATTAAAGGATCTGGGTATGACCATCTATAATCGTGCTCTTTACCCATTGATATATTTTTTAAAAATTCGTATGTTTCACTGGCCATATGGTATAAATATTACAAAATTTAAAAAAAAATATAATATCTCTTGGTTATTAAATTAATTATATATATATTTGCTTATATTTATTAATAGTTCTTTGAAAATAAATATTCACAACTAATGGGTCCGACTTGGATTTGACAGGCGTTGGTTGAATAAAAGAAGCATGTCGGGACTGAATTAATCTCGTTAAAAACTGATTCAAAAAACAACTGGCAATGTGCTAAACAAAATGGAAACTCTTGGATTAGTAAGAGGTTCTGAAGTTACTGTAGCTTAAGAAGATTACGGAAACGGGGGTCGATGGACATATAACCTAGCAACAGAAGTCTTTACAAAGGTGTGGTTTCTACCCGAAAAGGAACAAAACTGGTATGGTTCCCAGTAAGAACTGTCACCGTTGTTGATCGGTGTGAAAAATCAAATATTTTGGAATGTTAGAAAACATTAACCTAAACATGTAGTCGTCTTTTAGACAAAACGAGCTGGACGAGGTTTCGATTACCTCCGGATCCACAACTTAAAACCTCATCATTTAATTATGTTGAGGTTTTTTTTTGTTAAAATGTTTCACGTATTAAAAAAAAATGTATATTTGTAATATGAAAACAATAAAAACATACTTGACAAATTTACCAATTGGTGTAAAAACTATGGTTGGTATCAACTTATTCTTTTATTTGGTAAGTTGTACTTCTCTATTTATATTCTCATTTGATATAAACAATCTTCTTGGGTTTCACCCAACACATTCTGGTGAATTCAAATTCTATCAGTTGTTTACATTTATGTTCACACACACATACGACCCAATACATATTACAGTAAATTTAATTCTTCTTTTATTTTTTTCAGTATCATTTGAAAATAAATTTGGATTAAAAAATTATGTTTTAATGTATGTTTTATCTAGTATTTTCTGTGTAATGTCTTTCAACACGCTTAAAAATTATGAGAATAAAGTTTATAAACAGGTATTAATTGATAATGGTATTTTTATTGAGAAATTGGAATCTGACACATTTGATTGTTTAGATGAGAATCAACAAACATTGGTCAGTAATTATAACAAAACATTCTACTATGGTGTTGGTGCGTCTGGTGCGTTATTGGGATTTGTTGCTGCGTTCATCTTCTTTAACTTACAGAACTTAAAAAAGATAAAAATAATATTGTTGTATATTATTTCAAGTTATATCTTGTACTTTACTTTAGAACCGTTATTCCCATATGATTTTGATCGGAGTGGTTCATCAGTTGGTCATATTGGGGGTTTTGTTTGTGGGTTACTTTATTCAATTTATTTGACAATAAAAAAAAGGATATTAAACTAATATCCTTTTTTTTATTAAATTTATGTGTTTGTATATAATTAATAATTATTTGATGATCCCATAAATCTAGCCTTTGAGCCTTCTTCTGATGGATTAAATTGTTTTAAATGTCGTTCAACATCAATAATTAAACTACTATTACCACTATTAATCCCAAAATCCGTTTCTGAAGCAACGTTCTCCCAATCAGTATTAATCCAAGCCATAACACTTTTAAATCCTTTAGCCTTAGCGTGTTTTAAAACGTGCTGGTAGTCTTCTTTAGTTTTTATTGTGTAAACACCTTTAGCGATCATCTTTTCATCTGTACCACCTATATACGCAATACCATCCTCAATTAATTTAATTGCTGTTTTTGCATTTTGAGTGTATCCACCAGATTGTTGTTCTTTAATCACGCGTCTTACAATTCTTGTAAGATCTGATTCTGTTAATCTTATTATTTTTTTCATAATTTTTTATTTAACAATAAATATATGTTAAAACAAAAAAAAACAAATTAATTGTCATTATCATAATCTTCCGAAAAATAGTCTGTAAAATCAATTGCTACGTGATTAATACCAAACTTTTTCTTAACCCAATTTCTGATCAGATTAGTAATGTCGTAATCATCAAGATCGTTCTCAACAAAAAAGTCATAAAATGTAACGTCATCAACATAAAGATCTCCTAAACGACTTTGGTACTGCATAAGTGTTTTACCATCTTCGTTAACAATAAAATAGGTTGAATCTAAATTTTCGGCTTCGGTCATTTTTAAATTATCAAATAGTTTCAGATAATTTTCATAATTACCATCAAAAACAATTTTTACTAAATTTTTAACACCACCGACAATTGACGCTGCTAATTCCCAGTTACCAGATTTTATATGACTAACTAATTTGTTAACTATTTTCTCACGATTAGTTTCTTCTGTTATAACACGTTTTACGATGTTATTTAATTGCTTTTCATCAATCTTTATTATTCGTTTCATTAATTATAAATAGTCTAAACATAAAAAAAGGGATCAGATAATATCTGTCCCTTTCAATATTTTTATAATAAAAAAAAACGCTGAGATTACACGTTGTTGTGAGAAATCTTTTGAAGGATTATTGTTTCCCTTCGTATCCACTTCCTTTTGGGAAGTAATTCTCAGTGATGGTTATTTAAGTGAACCACTCTTTAAGATTTGATCTACTCTCTTATTATTCAACTCTCTCCGAAGATGCCACTCCAGTTAATCTTTGCGAGATTAGAGGTTTTTCATAAAAATACACTCAGACTTGGGGTCTTTGTGTGCCGTGAACAACTCACGACTAAGGAATCACCTTTCAATCAAATCTGACGGACACTTTTCCATATTTTTTTTTAGTTTTTATACCTATTGTAAAACATAGTTTTGTGTTGTGGATTTTGAAAGTAGTGGTCCGTCTTGGGCTTCGTCGTCTTTTGAACAACAAAATACTCAACTACTCTCTAAGATATCCCTACCTTCATATTTTTAGATTACTTCGTGATTCAACCCTTGGTAAGGCTTAATCAAGGTTAATAACAGCACCACCTGTACATCAACATACCTTTCGGTTTTAAGTTTCCTATGATATTGGAAAACGCAATAATAAAATTGGATAACTCTATTTTTTGCAATATTCCTACGGGTTATTCCTATTAGTGTTCCCACTTCAATCAGACGACCCACATCGCCCAATCATTTAACCACTTTCCCTACAGCGTTGCCCTCGGTACTAAAGGTTAAACGGTATCCCGCTTGTATACTCAAGTTCATCAAACCCGAAGATTTAATAAACCGCAAACCACTTACACAAAGGTTCACTTTATCCTGGTTTCCCAGTTTATTTTATGGACTATATACCGCCCAATATCTTTATCAGTTTCATTACTTACTCCTGAATGGATAATCAATTTTCAAAGAACTTTTTCGGACGTTTCCGAATTGTTTTACAAAATTACGACATTTATTTTGATTTGTCAAGTATTTTGTGAACTTTTTTTAGTTTTTTTCTACAAAAACTTCTTCGTCACCATTTTTAGTTGCCATAATTTTGGCAAATTCAAAATTAGGTGTAAAAACCTTTTGTCCTTTATTGTTGATGTATCCGTAGATTTCAACCTCAACAACTTCATTTTCAATTTCGTTCATAATGTTTGTTTTTTAAATACATTACAAACTTAGTTATTTAATTTGGATTGGTCAAGGAATTTCTTGTTATTTTAACAAATTTTTAATTCTATTGATATTTTCTTGAGTTTTTAAACTTCGTTTTTTTATTTTTTTATTTTCGTTAAGAAAACTAAAATTTTGTTTTACCCAGTCTTGTACGTCAACTTTTTCACCCGTACTGGCTCTACGTAATAACTCATCAAAGTCCATATTTGTTTTATCAGCAACAGTTTCTAAATCGTCAAAATCTTGTTGTGTTAAATGACTAGTATCTATTTGTTCTGTATCCGAAGGTGTACTTTGTCCAGCGCCAAATTTTCTAGAAACGTGGATATGGTGATGATGTCCAGGAAACCCAAACGTTAATACTGATTTATCATTACCAGACTCAATATTCTTTTTATAACCTAAAGTAATTAACGCATCAACAAATCGTTTAATATCGTCGTGAATTCCATTCTTAATTGCCATTTTTTCATCTGGAAATCCTTTATCATTAACAACAGCAATGTCAACAGCCTCATATTTTTCATGCCTAGTACCAGGTCTATGTCCTGTTTTTGCCGTAGTTATTGAAACTTCAACACCAGATTTTTCAGCTGCGGTATTAATATCTTTTAATAAGTCTTTGTTTACTTTTGGTAAATCTATTGATGGTTTAGAACCAGCAATACCGTCAATGTATGTCAGATTTTTACCCATACCAGGTACTTGAGTTCTGTTAAATTCATTTAATATTTGTTTTCTTAACGAAAATTCATTAATAGATTCAAATAATCTATCAATTTCCATTAGTTCCTTTTTTTTATCTGAAGTAAAACCCATTATTTTATAATTATTGATTTAAATGTGTCATTAATACACCACCTAACGATGAAGCGTGTACTTGGAGGTGATTAATAGATTCCATATCTAATTTAGTTTTTCTTTTTGTATAATCAAGACCTAACGTTCCAATAAATCTACCGTCAATTGTTTTTATTGAAAATAAATATTCAGATCTACATCCAGTATCTTCCGCAATATATTTTAAACCATATGTTGCAACACTCTCATCCTTAAAATCAGGAATTTCAATAACATCATTTACCAACAACTGATTAATAGATTTTGAAAATAAATTTACAGGTATGTTGTGAAAATTTGTTTGTATTGAATTAACCCCAATATCAACAGTTTCGTACATAACAGAGAATTTCGCCATTGATTTACCCGTCGGATAAAAGTTACCACCATTATGAAATTGGGTTATCCAAACACGATCGGCTTTAAATTCGTCTTTAATATGTTCAATTCTAGTTGTTACTAATTCACTAACACGAAGTGTATCCATAACCATATCTGGTTTTTTCTTTCTTTTATCTAAAAAATTTTTTAACCAAATTACCGATAATGGACCTAACACACCAGTAACAAAGGCGATACTTAACTCAACCCAACCATTCATACAATTTTTATTTTATAAATACTTTATTATTGAAAAACCCCACCATAAATGATGAGGTTTAATAAAAAATATTAGACAATTTCTTTTTTATCTAATATTGACCATATTGTACCAACTAACGTCATCACACCACCAATTACTTCAGTGATAACTGTTTCATCAACCAATCCTTTCATAACAACAATACCGCCGATGAAAGTTAACGCGTGTCTAACAATACCCATTACCTGTTCTTTATTTAATTTCATAAAATTTTTATTATGGTTTATTTTATAATAAATATCACGAAATTACAGAAAAATAAAAAACCCCAGTAGTTTCCGGTGATCAATCGGTCTTGCTGGGGTGTGATACTGGTTATATGGGAAACCCAATTTCCCAATACCGAAAAGACCAAAACTGGTGCACTGATCTAAAGGGAAGTGTTTCTGGTACTTGACCTATGGATCCTATCCACAGAAGGGTTGTTATAAATATTGATAAAGATTAAATCTCACAATCCCACTCACTTACAATAAATTCAAGTGTTAGGTGTTTATATTTATGATTGTATGATGCTTTAAAACCACCTGTTCCGATTGTAATTCTTTCTGTTATCGCTTGAGTTAATAATCGTCTTGCTTCAGTACGAATTTCACCAATTGTGGGTACATCGTCTTCAGCACTAACCCATTTCCAATTTAAGGCTTCCATTGTTTTCGCTACTTTCTCAAAATCAAACCAATCCATAATTTCATCTAACGATTTTTGTTCTTTCTTTTTCATAATTTATTATTTAATGTTTAATATTTGATGTTAGGGTGGGATTCGAACCCACAATGAGCAACCTTTCTTAACGAAAGGATTCGGCACCGATGCTTTTTACACTCCTAACAAACAACAACTCTTCAGCATTCTACTCCCAGCACCGAGGAATTGTATATAATTTAACCCGTTACTCACCGCTGTACAGGTACTGAAGTTTATCGTCTCTTTCTTATGATAAACATAAGTAATATAAATGACATTAACAATATTGTTGCCATAATTTTTAAAAAAAGTGGAGATTTGATGCTAACATATGATTACCCATATGTCTCGTTTCTTGTGTCTTTGGCACTCCATTATTGTAAGTATCACTTATCTTACGCCCCCATTCGTGGGATATCCCGAATTCCCCAATGGTTGTTACTGTACTACCAGGAATCAAGTAACCGCTGTAGTCAAGGAAGGATCCGAACCTTCACAAGATACGTGTTATTCACCGTACCTCAAGGATTTTTAAATCCCAGCGTCTACCAATTCCGCCACTTGACTATTTACTTGTCTTTCCAAGTTGTCAATAGGGATCTTTTGTGTACAATTCAGGACTCTCATATACTTCCTTATTTGTTGCGTAGGCCTGGAATCGCACCAAGTTAACCCGGCTTATGAGACCGGTGAGATACTCTACCTCCCCCTCGCAATTTGACTTTGCCTTACAAAGTCTAAGTAGGTTTAGTTGCGGACTTTCCTTCCTGATGAGGGCTCTTTTTGTGAAACGTACATTGTTATTATTTCAAACAATCCCATTGGTCATCACTGGCACGTTATTCATCCTTTTAACACGAAGCCACCGTGTTGCTCACCGTAATCAAGACAGGATTCGAACCTGTGACGATACAACCATATAGGGTGTGATAAACCTCTTCCACATTACGTATTACTTGATTAACAATTTAATCTTTATCAATATGTCAAAGAACCTTCGTTTCTTAATTCTTTTACAAATTTATGAAGAATTTTCCGAACAGTCAAATTTTTTTTGAATATTTCTAATATTTATATGTAAACTTATAAATAATGAAAAAATTTTTAATAACAGAAGAAGAAAAATCAAGAATACTTGGTATGCACAAAAGTGCGATTGCTAGAGAATTTTTAGGTGAACAAGCAACTCCTGCGGCACCAGCACCTGCACCAGCAACTCCTGCTCCAGCGGCGGCGGCACCGACAACGACTACACAAACAACACAACCACCAGCGGTACCATCACAACAGGCCATCAAAAAAGAGTTTATTATTGCTAAAAATGGTACTAGTGTAGGTATGAGTTCAATCGATACTGATGTTAAGGCGGTTATTACAAAACTTAGTGATAAAAATGGTACATATTACAGTGTTGAATTTATAAACACACCATCTGTGGATAACTTAGTTTATCGTCCAGGTCAACCTTTTAAAACAGATAGTGTTGTCAACGCTGACCCGTCAAAATTTGGGATTAGTACAACAGATAGGGCTGAATTGAATGGTATCAATACGATGATGTCAAAACAAATCAGAACAGCGGCAGATTCATTAAAATAAAAAAAACCCCCAATTTAAACTGGGGGTTTTTAATTATTTAGAAGTTTTATTTACGTGGTACTTACTTAATATTTGAACTAATGTAAAATTTCTTTGTTCATTATAGTAAGTCCAGATTAAGTTTTCAACACCCTTGTTTGTATTAAGAACCATCATTGTCTTATATGTAATATTAGGATTTGATGGTGCGTAATCAGTAAGTTTAATTGTATACACACCATCTTCAACAGTAACCTCATCAAATGGTAAAACACTAATCAACTTACCTTCGTCATAGAACGTTGAGGTCTTTTTGTTTAGGTTAATAACATACTTAGCATTCAATACTTCAGTGATTGATCCGCCGTGAGGTTTTTTCATAACAACCTTGTAATCATTTTCACCAATCATAACAACAGAATTACCCTCCTGTGTAGTTATTGTATATACTTGTGAGTTTACAAAACTCACAAAGAACATTGCGATAACAAAAATTAGACTTTTCATAATGTTTGGTTTTTAAATTATTAATACATCAAAGATAAATATTTTACTAATACAAAATTAATTTTTAACATTTTTTAACATATCACGCTCTTGATCTCGTTTTTTTATTGTTTCACGCTTATCAAATAGTTTTTTACCTCTACCAATAATAATCTCAACTTTAATCAAACCACGATCGTTGGTGAATAATCTATAAGGAACAATAGTTAGTCCTTTATCTAAACTTTTACTAATATCCCTAATTTCTTTTTTATTTAACAACAATTTAATTGTTCTAATATCATCAGAGGTTGTGATATTAATATTCTTAACAAACATTTCGTTATCCTTTATATAACAAAATGTATCAACAATACTTACTTTACCATCTCTTATTGCTTTAACCTCAACACCCATTAAAACAACGCCACAAGTGTATTTTTCAATAATCTCATATTCAAACCTTACCTTTTTATTTGTTATTTCCATATTTTTTTTTAAAAAATAAAACTAAAAACATACCAACAAAAACAATAATAAAAATTACGAATGGACCCCATAAGGGGCTTGTTACCCACCACCAAGACCAATTAATATGATTAGTCAATTTTAAGATTAGAAATATAAAGAATAATATCCCCAAGAATCCTAAATTAGTGCTTTTTGTTTTTTCTTCCATATTATTTAATTTTTAGTTCTGACATCCATTTAACGAAATATATAAAATCCTCAGAGTTTACAAATTCCCAATGGATTTCATCAAACACATCTTCCATAATTAATTGTATAACATTTTTATGATTTCAACATCAATTGGTGAGTACTCAGTTGTTTCAGACCACTCTTGGTAAAACATACTTTCTGGGTGTGTGTATGAATCTTTTTTAAACCCTAATGATTGTGTTAATTCTTCACGTAATAAGTGTTTTTGTGCTGTAATTGATTCAGTTCTAAAAATATCAACATACATTGTTCCATTGTTTATTGTATTTCCACCATTCACAACAAATAAACCCCAATTTCCACCAACATAATCTTTGGCAATAGGCTCAAGGCGAATATATTCTTGTGCAGACCCAAATAAGATAGTATAGTTTGCTTCAGAACGCGAGTTAACAATTTTAATGTTAATTGGGTCAACATATTCGTTTAACTCACTTACAATACTTCTTAACTCATCCATCAAATATTCTCTTTTGTCACCTATGACAAAGATCTTAACATCACTTCTCCACTTTGATATTGAACTACCACCACCAAATTCACTACCTCTGCAAATCTCATCAAAATAATCTTGTGCTTCCTGTGAATAGTTAGACATATCTACAGTCTCATTTGAAGTTTCGTTAGTAACTTCTGTTGTATTGTCTGATTTGATATTTTTTACCTCATCAATAACTCCGGTTCTTACGTCTTGATTTACAACGAAACAAAAAATCGCTAAGATACCAACTGCACTCAATAATAAATTTTTCATAATTTCTAAATGTTTAAATGATTAACAATACAAATGTATATATAATATTTGGATTATAGATCAACTTTATGAAAAAAAATTAAATTTTAACAAATATTTACACTTTTTTGATTGTGTATAAATACCCAGAGTCAGTATTTGCATTTAAAATCACACAAAGATCTGACGCTTCTTGTTCAGTATCAAACTCCAAAATCTCTGATTGACTGTCAATTAAGATAACGGGTAAGGTCTTTTTTGTTTTTTTGTTTTTAATGTGTTTAACAATTACATACATATTTTCTAAGTTTATTTAAAATGTAATAATTTGTTTTTAATTTGTCAAATTCTAATTTGTAAACTTACCACCAATATTAATGAAATTTTTTCCGTCCTTATAGTTTGGTTTTTTTGGGAACAATTCGCTTATTGTTTTTTTTGTTGTGTTATTTTTTAAGTCAATAAGTTCTTGTCTATTTTCTGGTTTTTTCGTTTTAATAACTCTTGCTGGGTTTGATGTGTTTTTAAATAATTCATCAAGTCTTGTTGTTGTTGGTTCTGAGAACTGTTTTTTCTGGGGTTTCTCAATCGTTTTCCTTGGTGTTGGGTTTAATACTGAATCTAACTTTTCTCTTCTAACAATATTATTATAATCAAATTCTTTTGGTATTTCATAAGTATCTATTGTTATTTGTGTGAAATTGGCAATATGTAAAACATCAGGATTTTCGGATCCTTTTTTGTTTTTACTAAGTTTATGATATCCGGATCTTAATTGTGATGACATTCCTGTATCACTTCTTTTAGTTAAACTTGTTGGGTGTTGTCTGTAATAAAACGAAACCTCTGGTATGTGAAAAATTCTTGGTCGTTTATTGTATAATCGTCCCATAAAATCCGAATCGGCGGCAACGCGCCAAGGTTCAAAACCATTCATTGATAAAAACAATTGTTTATTAATCGCAAACACACCCTCACCATAATTAACGTTGTTCTTTGTTATTGTACCGTTTGTATAATTTTGTAATTTTAACCTAACACAATCATATTTTTGAATATTCGTTACTATGGTGTTTAATGTCGGTTTTAACATAATATCGTCAGAATCAAAAAATAAAATGTTGTCTGAGTTTGTTATCTTAACTAAACTATTTTTTATTAAATATGGACCAACGTTTTCATTAAAATAATAAAACTTAATGAAATCTGGGTAATTTTTTGCTTTAATATGATTTAATGTTTCTTCACAAGCGTCAATACCAATTAGTAGTTCAACATTTAAGTTTTCACTAGATTCCAATATTGAATTAATACATTCATCAATATATTCGGTGTTTTTATAAGTGGGTATTATTATTGATAAATCAAAATTTAAATCATCTCTTTTACCATTCCCACCTTCATTATTCCTTTGTGTTTTTGTAAGGACATCGTTTATATATTTTTTATTTGGTATTACATCATAAAGTTTTTCTGCAACTCTAAAGTCACCCCTTTTAAATGGTTCCCAATCTACTTTTTTTGTTATTGGGAATAAAAATCCCGCAGAATCAATATCTAATAATTTTGGTGGTAACCCAAAATTATTATTTGACGGAACTTCCCTATTGTAAAATCCAACTTTCCAAAAGACTAAAGTTTCTTGATTTTCTAATTGTGATGTCATTATTTCTAATGAATTATTTTTTGATAAAATATTATCATCATCTAAAATTAGACAATAACCATTTTTTACATAATGATACAACTCATTAATGTATAAATTATATTTAAATTCAACACCATACTTTGGGTTATTTGGTTTTTTTGGATAAACATAATTTTCATAATTATATTTTACAATTTTACATTTTTCGGGTTCAACGTAACCGATACTTTTAGAATCGTCAACACCAACAATTATTTTCCAGTTTTTATAAGTTTGTTTATAGATTGAATCAACACAATTTTTAAAAAAATTAGGTCTATTTGAAGTTCTTATTAAAATGTTTATTAATGGTTTCTCCTCTACCCATTTTTCAGTAACCAATTTAATTAAATCGTCATAATTATTTATGTGGTGAAATTGTCCATCACCAAATTTATCATACCACCTATAAAAAGAATTAACATTTGGATTTAATTCTCTTGTTTCTTTTGAAAAGATTATATTTTCACCACCAAAATATGCTGATAGAACTAATTGACCACCATTTGATGATATATATTTAGAACATTTTGAAAAAATCCTACATTGTATTTCATTTATAGTTAATGATGGGTATAAAGATTGTAATTTCTCAAAGGTTAAAATTTCTGGGTATTTTTCTAAAACTGTTTTATCATTGAACTCAAGTGGGGGTAAATGATCAAAGTACCGATTATCGTGATTTAGATTTAAATAAACTATCTGATATTTCTGACTTAAAAGATTAAATAAATTATCTAATGTTTTATAATCTAAAAAATTTATTGGTTTTCTACCCCATTCATTGTTATATCTATTGAAAATAACAATAGTCTCCTTTTCAAATGAAATTGATTTATCTAAATAATGTTCTTTTAAAGGTGGTGGTGAAAAGAATTCCCAATCTAATTCTTTTCTATGTATATTAATATTTGGGAAATTTTTTTTTTGTAATTCTAATACACTATCCCAGGATCTTTCTACTTTAGTTTCAGTATGATCTGGACTAAAAAAATAAAAACATTTTGTATCATAACCAGAAATTGTTTTATCTAATTGACCTTTTAAATACAAATTATAAGCATATGGTAATACACTGATTAATTCATAACTAAACTCACAAGATAAAGAATTAATTGATTGTTTACTCAAAACTTTTTTATTATTTATTATTTATAAATATGCAAAACATAGAAATTATATCAGTACACTATAAAACTCCAGATTTAATTTACAATCAATATAAATCTGTTAGGAATTTTTATCCAGACTTAACATATCAAATTATAGATGGAAGTGATAATAATGTAAAATACTTTGAGAATCTTGAAAATGATGATAAAAATTTTAACGTAAAAAGATTTGGTTATAATATCCATCACGGGCCTGGGATGGATTATGCGATAAAAAACTCAAATTATGAATATCAATTAATACTGGACAGTGATGTTTCATTAAAAAATAATGTTATTGAACATCTTTTTGATAATTTTAAAGGATATGCAACAGGTAAATTAATAATGGTTGACTCAACTGGACACGAAATGTGGCAAAAAAAAGAAGAAAACCCTAATAATTTTATATATAGTTATGTACACCCATATTGTATGCTAATAAAAAAAAGTGAGTATCTAAAATACAAACCTTTCAAAAAACATGGGGCACCTTGTATTGATGCGATGATAGACATTTATAACAATAATCAAACAAACCAATTATGTGGTGTACAAATTGAAGACCTTGTTGACTTAAAAATCAGAGGTACTAGATCTGTATGGGGTATTAATCTATAATTAAAAGTTCTTGGTTTTCATTATAAACCATAGACCCAAAAATTCTTTCCATTGCGTGATTTGGTGATGGTTCAAAAACGTAACCTTGGGGTAAAATGTTAAGTAACATTTCAATAGTGTCGTCAGTTAAATATTTTTTAAGAATCTCACCCCTAACCCAAAATATAGTCCCCCCAACAAATTTAGTTGTGTTCAAATGGGTTGGTATACCTAAAATTGGAAATATTTTTTCCATTTCGTTTAAATTTATATTAAAATTTTCATATTTCCTAAACCCTACCATACCACACATTTTATTATCTTTAAATTCTTTGAGTATAGAATTAACTTGTGTTTCATTTTTTAAAACACCATTCATTAAATCATTAAACCATTTAGTACCAACTTTATTAGCGTCTTCTTTTCCAATTCGTTTTGAAACTAAAGATGGGTTATCAATACTCCCCAAACCAGCCTTTGTGTGTATTTTTAAAATTAAGTCAACATCTTTAGGTACTTTTTTATATGTGTATAAAAAACCACCAACATCAACACCTTTATTTGGTGAAAGTAATATGTTAACATCTGATTTGTATTTTTTCAATTTACTAATAATTTCTAAATTACCCTTTGAATAAAACCTACCTTCTTTTTCACCGTGTTTTAAATAATGATTAATTGCTTTTTCGTATGTGTTTTTGTTGGTTTTTTTCAGATCATCGTAATAAGAGAAATAAAACTCCCAGTCAAAATTATAAGGTATGTTTCTTTCATCTTTTACTGGAAGATTAACAAATAATAAATAATCACGATTTAAATTATCTAAATATTTTTTAATTTCATCCCACATATCAATATGATATAAATGAACACAAACCGCTATCTTCATACATATAAATAGACCAAAAAACAAAATAGGAACCGAAGTTCCTATTTTGCTAGATAACTGAACACCCCCTTCTTTTGTAAGGTTTATCCTTACAAGGTAACTACACCTCGTAAGTATTTTTAAGACATCAACCTATCTTATTTATTAAATTAAGTTCTTTTAAACTT